ATATCAAACCCAACCCAGAGAATCCGCGAATCATTCGCGATGAAGCGTTTCAAAAATTAGTCCGGTCCATTCGCGAGTTCCCCGAAATGTTGGAACTGCGCCCGTTGGTGGTGAATGGCGACGGCGTTGTATTGGGTGGCAATATGCGGTTGCGCGCGTGTGAGGCGGCGGGATTGTCGGACGTTCCGGTCGTGCGCGCGGCGTCGTTGACGGAAGAACAACAGCGCGAATTCATCATTAAGGACAACGTCGGGTATGGGGAATGGGAGTGGGAGACGTTGGCGAATTTGTGGGACGTCGAGAAGTTGGCGGAGTGGGGATTGGATGTACCGGACCCGATTGATACGCTCGAAGAGGGCGAGGAATTGGAATTAGAACAATCGGTGCAGTTGGAACCCCCGCGCGAATACATCGTCATTCTTGCGGACCCGAACTCGTTGGAGTGGGAAGAGATTAAGGAGTCGCTTAAGCTCAAGATGGTAAGGCGCGGCGGGTATAAGGAGGGGAGCCCGTTTGATGCGTTGGGATTAGAGCGCGTCCTATGGTGGAACGATTTCAAAGAGAGATACGATGCTCATCGCAATACCGAGCAAAAGTAGGGCGGGGCGTACGACGACCAACGAAATCGTTCCGAATGCGGGGACGTTCTTCGTGCCGGAGTCGGAGGTTCACCAATACAATTACGTCCGCAATGTGGTCGCGGTACCGAAAGAAGTGCGCGGTATTACGGCGACGCGCAATTGGATTCTGCGCAATGCGGGGGATGAGTGGGTCGTCTTTCTGGACGATGACGCGATGGCGACGGGATATACCAAGTTGCTCATGCGCAACGGAAAGCAGAAACAAATCAAGGATGAAGGGTTCTGGGTCGATGAGTTCGTCAAAGCGTTTGACGTCACGACACAGATGGGGTATAAGATGTGGGGATTAAAGACGGAGGCGGCGTTGCGTTCCGTGTATCCCTATAAGCCGTTCCTTACGCGAACGTATCTCACGGCGTCGTGCATGGGGATGGTCAACGATGGCGAATTCTTTTTCGATGAGTCATATCCCGTTAAGGAGGATTACGAGATATGTTTAAGACATATGCAGAAATACGGCGGGATATACGGCATCCGCTATATGCATTGGCAGAATGAGCATTGGACGACGGACGGCGGGTGCAAAGACTATCGGACAATCGAGATGGAACGCGAAGCAATTAAACGTCTTATTAAGCAGTACCCGGGCATGATTCGGAAGGCAAAGCGTAAGGCCAATACATTCACTATCGAACTCAACGTATAACAAGTGGTGCTATATGTCGGACGGGAATAGACACAAAAAAAAGGCGATGATTACCGCGCTCGAAAAATCGTTGGGCGTTGTGACGACGGCGTGTAAGATGGCGGGAGTCTCGCGCGCGACGCATTACGTGTGGATGGAGAAGGACGCGACGTATAGGGAAGAGGTCGAGAGTATCGCGGATATGGCGTTGGATTTCGCGGAGTCGAAGTTGCATTCGCAAATCGCGGACAACAATACGGCGGCGACCATCTTCTATCTCAAGACCAAGGGGAAGTCGCGCGGGTACATTGAGCGATTCGATGTGACAAGCAATGAGCAGACCATCGGAACGCAGACCATCGTGATTGGCGGCAAGGAGATTAAGTTCTGACACGTTTCTTCGAAGAGACTCCGGCACAGCGTCAGTTTGCGGAAGCGACCTTCTCCGGTCGCTTTCGTTATTTGCTATACGGCGGCGGAATCCGTAGCGGCAAAACGTCGTTGGCTCTTATCATCGTGCAGGCGTTGGCGCGTATCTATCCTCGCTCGCGTTGGGCGATTGTGCGTAAGGATATACCAAGTATTCGGCGCAACGTATTGCCTGCGATTAGTAAGTTCAGGGTGCCAGGGTTTACGGGCGATATCAACTTCGCGTCGTGGACAATGGCGTGTGCAAATGGGTCGGAGATTCTATTCGTCAACGAGAACATCACGGCGGACCCCGACCTTGATGCGTGGAAGGGATTGGAAGTCAACGGATTCGTACTCGAAGAGGCGAACGAATTATCACAGGCGGCGTGGTATAAAGCGGTCGAGCGCGCGGGGTCGTGGGTTGTTCCGAATGGGGAGCAACCATCGCCGTTGATTTTGCTCACGTGCAATCCTGGCTTGGGTTGGGTCAAGGAAACGTTCTATGACCCATACAAGGCGGGAACGTTGCGCGAGCCGTATTACTTCCAACCCGCGACAGTTGCGGATAACCCGCACATCTCAAGCGAATACCGCGAGGCGTTGAAGAACCTACCAGAGCGCGAGTATCGGCGGTTTGTGTTGGGTGATTGGGATTCGTTGTCGGCGGCACCTGGGGCGTTGTGGACGCCGGAACTCATCATCGAAAATCGCGTGACGGAAGCGCCGACGGAGTATAAGCGCGTCGTCGTGGCGATTGACCCTGCGGCGACGTCGGGACCAGATAGTGACGAGACGGGCATCGTTGTATTCGGTCAAGGGAAAAACGGACACGGATACGTTCTACACGACGCGAGCGGAAAGTATAAGCCACACGAATGGGCGAACAAAGCCATCGCGTTGTATAGGCAATACAATGCGGACCGCATCATCGGTGAGACGAACAACGGCGGTGATATGGTTGAGGCGACGTTGCGCGCGATTGATTACGGAATACCATATCGGTCGGTTCATGCGTCGCGCGGTAAGGCGAAGCGCGCGGAACCTGTGGCGGCGTTGTATGAGCGAGGGCTTATACATCACGTGGGAACGTTTGCGAAGTTGGAGCAACAGATGACGTCGTGGACGCCCGACGAGACATCGTTCAGTCCCGACCGCATGGACGCGATGGTGTGGGCGGTGTCGTGGACAATGCTTCGTGGTGGCGGAGGGTTTGTCGTGTAAGAAGTTAGGGGGGTTGCGCTATTGAGAGTTTTTACATATGGTGCATATAGAGTACCAGTAAACTCTCTTCGCCGAGTGCGTATTGTCGACAGATAATCGTCGTTCTATTTTCTCGCGCGTCGCTCATGCGCTTCGCACGTTTAATGCGTCAGAGATTTCGGCGCGTAGTGTGATACCGACGACGTTGCCGGGAACTGGTGTTGCTGGTTTGCAGATGGTTCGTTCGGCGAACCCGCAGGAGTATAAGCCGCTCGGCGCAAATGTTCGCGCGCGCGGATTCAATGAACACCCCGTCGTTCATGCATGTATCCGCGCGGTGGCGGATATTGTCGCGTCGGTGCCTCTTGTCGTATTGAAGGAGCGGGGCAATCGCGAGTCGGCGGTAGGCGACAACCACCCGTTGCAAAAGTTGCTCAACCAACCAACGGGGAAGATGACGGCGCGCCAGTTGCGCGCGCGATTCGCGGTTGATTTTCTGGGATACGGCAATTCGTTGTTTCATCTTGAGCGCGCGGGTGCGACGGGAACGGGACGTATCATTGGCATCCGGTCTATTAACCCCGAAGCGTTGCAGTCGGTGTGGGTTGATGTGGATGGTGACCCCGCGCGATATGATTACAGCGATTGGTCGGGCATCATTCGCAATGCACCCGTTGAGGATGTGTTGCATTTCCGCGACCTCGATATGCCGCGCCCGTATTTCCCCGATGTGTTCGGGTATCCGCGCGGCGCGACGGCGATTCAATCCATCGTCGCGGATAATGAGGCGACGAACTATGTGCGTCAGGTCGTGTCGAATGACGGGACGCCGACGTTCGCGGTAATTCTGTCAGACGAGGCGACGTCGGACGATGCGCTCTCAATGCAACAGCGGTATACGGCGCGCACGGTGGAGCGTGGGAAGCGTGGCGCGCCTGCGTTCTTTGGAGCGGTAAAAGATATTAAGCCGTTGGGATTCACGCTCAACGATTTGGAATTCCCCGACCTTCGGCGCGTGTCGCGTGAGGATATCTGCGCGGCGTTTGGCGTGGACCCGCGCATGATTGGTATCGGGTCGGCGTCGAACGATGCGGGACTCTCTGGGGTTCAATACATCGAAGCGCGCGCGCGGTTGGTTCAGCATACGATTGAACC